TTTATTTTATCATTTTAAGAGCATATTGTAAAGATTTAGAACGAAATAGAGTGATTTAGATGAAAAAGAAATGTTTTAAGTGCTTTGTACTTCTCTTGCTGATCTATAAGGTATTTAGTCTTGTACATACCCCACAAAAGATAATTTCCAATAATAATCAGAAAGATATGCAGATAGTTCATTCGTATATGGTATATCAGGAGCATTCTGTCCAGAAGTATCCACATACAAACAACGGCGGTGGAAAAGTTTGCGATCTCGCATTTTCCCTCTGTGAAAGCATAATTTTCTTTGAGATTGCAAAGTTTGTGTATGAAATAACAAAAGTCCATGTGTATATTTGGCAGTTGCCAAGAGTCGGGATAGGTGGTATAATGACAAAAACGAACTAATGTTCGGTTCTATTTCCCACAGCCGGACATATACTGTAATGTAGGCGGTAGTTGCGACAGGGAGGGTTATTATGGATTATAAAGAAAAGATATTGTTACTTTTAGAAAAGGTCAAATCAGAAAGTACATTGAAGCGTGTATATAAATTATTAGAATATCTCTATTTGAAAGAAAAGTAAAAAGAACGAGCCGAGGATTGATTCCCCGGCTCTTTTTCTTAGTTGTTTTCCAGTTCTTCAAGAATCTCCTGAAGCTGTTTCCATCTTTCCTCACTTAGTTTTGAGAACTTCACGAGGATTTTCTTTGCAAAGTCGTTATCTCCTGTCATAACCGAATCTACGATAGCCTGCGCATCGCTATCGTCATCCTGGAACATATCCCCGGTTCCGTTTACGAGCCAGTCGTAGTTGACTTTGAACTCTCGGCAGATTGATTTGATGACTATATCTTTTATTTCGATTCTATCACCTTCGATATTTGCCATCATATCTCTGGACAATCCAATTCTTTGTCCAAACTCTGTCTGAGTAAGATGTAGTAATTTTCTTACTTCCTTAATGCGGTCATTCATTTCCTCACCTCCTTGAAACAATTATACCATATAGAAATGTGTAAATCAACACAAAAATATTTTAAAAAGTGTTGACAAACACTTTGAACATGTTATAATGTGTATATCAACACAAAGCAACGCAAGAAAGAGAGGAAAAAGGATATGAATAAAATCAGAAGAAAGAGATTGGCTGAGGCACTTGATCTGATCTCGCAAGCTAAAGACATTTTAGAAGAAGTTAAAGATGAAGAACAGGACGCATTCGATAATCTGCCAGAAAGTTTTCAGTATGGTGAGCGTGGCGAGCAGATGGAAGAGTATATTTCAGATATCGAAGAAGCATTTGATAACTTAGAAGAAGCTGAAGGACTTATTTCAGAAATTTAAGAAAAGAGGTAATAGATATGACAAAGAAACAGTATAAGCGACGCGTAATGGAAACATTCAGGACATTTAAAATGAAATATGCGCCTGATGAAAAAATGATAACTGATAGAATCGGCACTCCGAAGTGGGGTTACGTTATTCCCGCAGGTCCACACAAGGGTGAAGTATTAAGAAGCTATCAACAGGCATGGGATACCATAAATGCAGTAATAAACGGATAGCCGAAACGGTCAGCAATGACCGTCCACCGGGAATGACCGCCCGGTGCTGATGATGGCAGGTTCAAAGTCAGGTGTCCAAGCGAAGTAAGACTATAAACTGAAAGGAGAATATATATGTCAGAAGAAAAGAAAAATCTTATCAGAGATGTGACAACCCGTCTCGATAAGCTACCGGATGATAAAAAGAATTATCTTCTCGGGTACATGAACGGAGTTATGGATAATGAGAAAATTCATAGTTCCAAGAAAGAAGTAGTTAATTCAAATTAGAAAGGAGAAACATGAACGAATTACAGATTTTTAATTCAGGGGAGTTCGGAGAAATTCGAACAATAGAAATTGACGGGAAACCGTATTTTGTTGGAACAGATGTTGCGAAAGCTCTTGGATATAACAATCCCAGAGATGCCGTATCAAGGCATTGCAAGGGAGTCGTGAAACGCGACACCCCTACATCTAGTGGCATTCAGTCAATGTCATACATAAATGAGGGAGATTTGTACCGCTTGATTATGAAGTCGAAACTTCCATCGGCAGAGAAATTCGAATCATGGGTTATGGATGAAGTTCTTCCGACAATCAGAAAGACAGGCTCATACCAGAAGCCACTGACGACAGTTGAACAGATACAGGTTATTGCGACAGGATTCTTAGATCACGAAGAGCGGCTTAACAGACTTGAAAATACCATGACTATTGACTACGCACAGCAGGAATCTATTAGAGACTTAGTGTCAAGTGTCGTAATTGCTCACCTTGGTGGGAAAGAGTCAAATGCTTACAAGGAAATTGGCAAGAAAGTATTTGCTGAATGCAACAGGGATATAAAGACTTACTTCGCAGTAAATGCCCGTAATAACATCCCTAAGCTGAGATTTGAAGAAGCTATGGAATATGTTAAGAACTGGCATCCATGTACAAATACAGTAATGTGCATCAGGGACTGCAATGCTCAAATGTGTATTGAGTAGAAAGGAGCATAAATGGACGCATTACAATTTAATAAAGCCGTCAGCCAGCACTGCAAAGAATCTGGTGGAGACTGTTGCAAATGTGACCTACGGCTTTACTGTTACCTATCGCCAAGTGAGCGACCGGATGAGTTAGTAAGCCTGGTTATTGATTTTTTGCATAACCGCATTGAAAACCATGGTCATTATACCCATCACAGTGCGGCTTCATTTCCGTGTATTGATGATGTGGACATGAGCACCGCAGTAGGCGGCGACTGTTACCAGAAACCTCATACTCTTCATAAACAGTCACATGTTTGTGAATCTTGCGGCAGTGATACAGTCGAGTGATTGTTTCAACCATATAATTCCCCTTTCGTTATACTTGGCATGTCGGTGCCTGTAAATGCATTATAGGTAGAGGGGAAAGGAAATACAATAGGTGATAAATAATGGGAGCAAATAATTTTACACATTTTACCGGAAAGAAATCTCCATTCAAAACTCAAAAGAGAAAGAAGAAATCAAAGGTAAAAAAAATTCATAAAAACAAATATGAAAGGAGCATGAAATGAGCGAAGTTGATACTTACATCAAAGAAAATGCAGAAATTCATCAGTTCGCTGCAGAGGTCGCAAGAATCATATCAGGAATCCCACAGATGCCGGAGTTCTCATCAGAGAATATGACCGTAGCCGATGCGAGTCAACTGATCGGACTTCCTATTACAGCAATCCGAGCAGGGATTGTGTATGGATGGTTGCCGATTGGCGTAGCTGTGCAGAATAACAAGCCAGCAAAAAGCCTTTCCGGTGGCCGAATCACATACATCATAAGCCCTAGGAAAGTCTATGAAGTAACCGGTCATGTCTGGAAAGGCAAAGAGGCTCTCAATAAGTGAGTGCCCCGGAGGGAGCTGGAACCTCCACCCCGGAGCTTTGCACCACTAAAACACCTTAGTGGATAGATACATTATAGTTCTCTATCTGCTAATTGTAAAGACAAATAAGAAAAAATAAGGAGAAATTAGCTAGATATGAGTGAAATTAAAAACGAAAATCAGCCAACATGGGCTGATATCGAAGTAGCACTTGCGACTGAAATTGTCGAAGAAAGCAAGAAGAAGTCAAAAAGATGGTTCACAGCATGGATTGTAACAGCCGCCGCACTGGTAGCGAGCAACCTTGCGTGGATTCTGGGAGAAATGAAATGAAAGAATATATGCTAATTGCTGTTTGTATGCTTGCCGGGAAATATGTGGATATACCTATCTGGCTGAACATCTTTTTCGGTATCTCGGCAGCATGGGCAGTACGCCAGATGGAAGCAGACTGGCAGTAGGAAATAAGGAGGATAAGAAGATGTTCGAGAAAGAGATTGATGAAATTTACGAACTCTGTAAAAGAGTTGTGAACGAAGTTCCGGCAGCAAATATCACCTTTGATTTTTCGGGCTACGGTTTGGGAGTAAGAGGGGTTAAAAGGGAAGAAGATGTTCTCCTTCTCAAAGACAAATTTAAATGGGATTTGTACCAAAACGTATCTTTTAACCCATTTTATGAGAAAGAAAGTCGTGAAAGCCTCAGAATAATCAAAGCTTTCTTGTTAGAACTTCTGATAGATGGGAAGTGTCCAAATGAGTAAACAGATAGCAATTATGAAACTTCTTCCCAGTCTGGAGATAGCAGGATGTATTAATGAACTGCTCAGAGAGCTTCAATCCAGAGGTGATTACATTCTGGATTATGAAAACTGTGACATGTCTCTTGACCATGTGGAATACCACAAAGCCGAAGATATCGACGGAGAGAAGTTCGGGGATGCATCAGATAACCTTTATTGTTTCTTTAAGGCGGTGTAAGTATGGACGAACGCATTCAAGAAGTATTGAGATTAATCGACATACAGCTTGCTACAGTCCCGGACAATCCCATTGAAGAATCATATAAAGCAAGAACATTGGCAAGCTATGTACAGGCTCTAAATGGGCTTTTAGCGGCTCAGAAAACAACTAAGGAGGGCAACAATGGAAAAGTTTGAAATCCGTATTCCGGCGAGAAAGAAACAGCCTGCAACTGATAAGGATAATCCGGTCGTGAAAGTATCAACAGACGCATACAACGCACTGGTTGAAATCTATAACGAATCAACCATTTCTATGAAGGATATCGCGAGTTTGCTGATTGTTGAGGGCAGCAAGCATGTGGTTTATGACAAGGAGGAATAGTAATGGCAACACCCGTATTAATTATTGGAAAATCTGGTTCTGGCAAGAGCACCAGTCTTAGAAACTGCCAGAATGAACATTGGAATCTTATTAGAGTATTGAATAAACCGCTTCCGTTTAAAGGAAAGATTGACGGATGGTTTACAGATGATTACCAACAGGTAATGAAGTGTCTGATCGCATCAAAAGCGGAGTCAATTGTGATTGATGATGCAGGATATCTTATTACGAATCATTTCATGAAGGGACACGCTTCTGCCGGAAAAGGCAATGCAGTGTTCGCTCTGTACAATGATATTGGAGACTATTTCTGGAATCTTATCCAGTTCATTGTAACAAAAGTACCGCAGAATAAAATTGTTTACCTTATGATGCATGAGGAAAAAGATGACTCCGGGGAAGTAAAGCCTAAGACAATTGGTAAGCTTCTGGACGAAAAAGTTTGCATCGAGGGCATGTTTACCATCGTTCTTCGATGCATCGAAGAGAGTGGAAAGCACTTATTTGTCACTCAGTCCAGTCAGGGAGCGGTAAGTAAGTCCCCGATCGGGATGTTTGACAGTTTAACTATTGATAACGACCTTGCAGAAGTTGACAAGGTTATCAGAGATTATTATGAATTAGGAGGAACAGACAATGCAGAAACCAAATAATTACGATACTACACAGGCAGCAGGAGAATTTGAACCAATTAAGCTTGGTGGTCATAAGATGGTAATTAAGCAGATATCAGAGAAAAAAACACAGGGTGGACTCGATATGCTCGTTATCTTGTTTGATTTCGCAGAAGGAGACGAACAGGCCGGCTATTTCATGAAACAGTTTGAGAACGATATCCGTCCAGACAAGAAATATCCGAATGCAGGTACTAATTACATGGTTATTGATGAGGGTGTAGATTATGGTGTCCGTAACCTTAAAACATTTATCACATGCGTAGAAAAATCAAATCCGGGATTTGCCGTTAAGTGGGGCGATAACTTCGGGCAGCAGTTTAAAGGAAAGCTGATCGGTGGAATCTTCCGTCTTGAAAAAGACTGGTACGATAACAAAGAAGTAAAACGTCACAAGCTTGCATGGTTCCGAAGTATTGAGGGAATTAAGGATGCAGATATCCCAGAAGAGCGTACCACAAAAGCCTATGACGATCATCTGAAAGAAGAAGCTATCATGGGAGCAAATCCGTCAGGTACGGACTTTATGAGTATTCCAGACAGCGTGGCAGATGATGTCCTTCCGTTCAATTAAAAGGATGTGTTTTTAATGGTTATACAAGCAGACACAAGAGAACACAAAAAGGAATGGGAACGGATTCAAAAACAGTTTGATGACCTTGGAGTGCAGTATTTCAGATCAAAGTTATATTGTGGAGATTATCAGTCGCTTGACAACGCAAAGCTCTGTATTGACCGTAAGAAGGATTTACAAGAGCTTTGTGGAAATGTCTGTCAACAACATGAAAGATTCAAGGCAGAACTTATCAGGGCACGTGAAGCCGGTATTCAGCTGATTATCCTATGTGAGCATGGACCAGATATTAAATCAGTTGGCGATGTGTATTTTTGGGAGAACCCAAGGAAACACAAAGTTATCTGGAGGACGATAAACGGCAAAAAAGTAAAGACTGTAATCTCTGACAAGGCTGTTGATGGCTGCCAGTTGTATAAATCTCTCTGCACAATCAGAGATAGATACGGAGTCCGATTTGAATTCTGCACGAAAGAAGAAACTGGGCGGCGGATCGTGGAGCTGCTGTCATGACTAAGGGAGAAATCAAACAGTCAGTAAAAATGCCAGAAATTCTCTCCAGGTACGGGCTAAGGCCGAATAGAGCAGGATTTATATGTTGCCCTTTTCACAAGGAAAAGTCAGCGTCCTGCAAAATCTACGATGATTCCTTTTACTGTTTCGGCTGTGGAACTGGCGGTGATGTGTTTGATTTTGTGATGCAATACGAATCCGTCCCTTTTAGTACGGCGTTTATTGAGCTGGGTGGCACTTATATATCAAAAAAAGGTAAAAGCCGCAACCAGATCAGACATGAAATGCGAGATATTAAATCAAAAAAACACAACCCTGTTCAGGATCCTAATGAGATTGAGCAGGTAGAAAAGAACATACTTATGTACGAAACAGCACTAAAAACGTTCCCTCCTGATTCAGAAGAGTGGTATATGTGCCAGTTTAATCTTGAGAAAGAAAAAAGCAGATACGAAATGTTATCAGCTAAGTCAGGAGGTGAGAAAAATTCTTGAAAATATTGAAAACTTACAGGCACAAGACTTTATGGAAAAGCAGTTGTATGAAGAGCTTTTTTCAGTAAAAAGTAAAATTGACCGCTCAGAAATCAAGTTTAAGCTGATGGACCGGGCAAAAAGTGTGAAAGCGAAGCATATAGCAGAAGAGTTCATAAAGGAATTCCAGAAAGCAGAACAGGAAAAGGAAAAAGAAGAAAAAGTAAATCGTTCTATGCAGTTAGTTGAAAACATCACAAACTTTTATCCTGATTCTGTTGATAAGGAATATCCTAACATGGCTTGTGGTAGCTGGATAGCTACAGAGAACGGAATATTTTCCTCTGAAACATCTAAGGCAAGAGAACTTGTATGTCACCACCCGATCATGCCGATACGTCGTCTAAAAAACATCGAGACAGGAGAGGAACAGATCACGGTGGCTTTTAAAAGGGATGGATATTGGACAGAAATAACTGTTCCAAAAATTGACATTGTGACTTCCAGGGCAATAACTAATCTTGCAAGGTTCGGGGTGCAGGTCAACTCAGAGAATGCAAGGCTTCTCGTAAAGTATCTGGCGGATGTTGAAATGTACAATGCCGATATGATCGACATACAGCACTCTACAAGCAAACTGGGGTGGCATGGTAATACATTTGTCCCTTACGACCTTTCAATCGTTTTTGACGGTGAATACCGCTTTAAAACGCTATTCCAAAGTATACAGGAAAGTGGAGACTACTTCAAGTGGGTGACTCTGGCTAAGCAGCTACGATCATGCGGACGATTGGAACCGCGAATAGCACTGGCAGCATCTTTTGCGAGTGTTCTTATACAGCCGCTTGATGCGCTACCGTTCATCGTAGATTTCTATGGGCAGACAGGAGGCGGAAAGACGGTAACAATCAATATAGCGGCATCGGTTTGGGGGAATCCGGCACCGGGAGCCTACGTTGGGAATTTTCGTTCAACAGATACATCATTGGAGACAAGGGCAGATATGCTCAATAACTTTCCGATGATTCTGGACGACTCGAAGAATGCTTCTCAGTATATCCGGGATAACTACGAAACATTGATTTACAATCTCTGTTCTGGCAAAGGAAAAGCACGTTCAAATAAGGACCTCGGAGCAGCTAAGGAAAATACATGGAGTAATGTGACTATTTGCAACGGTGAGAACCCTATTTCGGAATTTGCAGATTCCGGCGGAGCTATCAACAGAATTATTGAAATTGAATGTTGTGAGGATATTTACGAGAATCCAGCAGAGATTAACGGCATTGTCGTGAAGAACTACGGCTTTGCTGGAAGAGTGTTCGTTGGAAATCTCAAACAGTTCACATCGGATGATCTGAAAGAAATGAAAGCCGAAATTGAGAAAGGTTTTGACGGATATGACTTTCCAGCAAAGCAGGTAATGGCAATATCTACACTTCTGCTGGCTGACAAATTAGCTACAGATTTCATATTTAAGGATGGACGTGAGCTGACGGTCGAGGACGTTGTAGACATACCTACACGCAAGAAAGATGTATCAGAAGGTCAGAGATGCTATGAATTCATTCTTGAAAGTCTCTCAGTGTACGGACAGCACTTTGATGCGCAATTTAGCTGTGATCAGTGGGGATTCAAGGAAACGCCAGATGAATATGGAGATGTATATGTATATTTTTATCCGAAACCTCTTGAAAACCTTTTGAAGAACAATGGATTCTCCAGAAAAGCCTTTTCGGCCTGGGCGATTAATCGAGAGTTAATCAAGCACACAGGAAAAAGAGATACGGTACTAAAAAGAGACGGTGGAAGTGTAATGAGGCTTATTGCGGTAAAGATTGTTGATATAAAAAGTCTTGAAAACGAGCAAGAAAATGAGGTTATTGAAACTGGTTTTCTGCCAGCTGATGCCGAAACAAATGTTCCGTTTTCGTAATTTGTAACCATGTAACCGTTGTAACACGAAAAAAAACATCCTATAGGAGAAAGTTTGAGAGTGTATAAAAAACATATACTCTAGTGATTCTCCTATATAAAAACCTTGGTTACATTGGTTACACGGTTACACACCTCTGAAGCCCACATAAAATAAGGGTTTGTGGCGTAACCAGTGGATTAAAAAAGCCGGTTACACACGGGTTACAAAATTAAAAAGTATATGCAATTAGATTTATTATAACAAAATTAACTGAATATTGCAAAAATATTCAGTTAACATAATTATTACAAGGAGTGGTTACAAAATGAAAAAAGACGATCTCAATAAAAAGCAAAGATATGCATTAGATACAATGCTGTCTGGCAGTAATGTTTTTCTGACAGGTGACGCAGGAACAGGCAAGACAACGGTTATCCAAACGTTCATCGATGAGGCGGAAAAAGCTGGTAAAAATATTCTGGTATCCGCCACTACTGGAATTGCAGCGGATAATATCGGATATGGGGCAACTACCGTACACCGAGCATTGAATATTTCAATTAAATTTGAGGACTATAAGAAAAAGGTGAAATCCAGAGCTGAACTTCTGAAAGAAGCAGATGTTCTTATCATTGATGAAATCAGCATGTGCCGGTTCGATTTGTTCAATATGATTGCAAAGACAATTATCACGGAGAATGAAGAGAGAGCAGTTGACAGACTTCTGATCGGAGAGGACAAAGAAGACATTCAGTTAATCGTGATAGGTGATTTCTACCAGCTTCCGCCAGTTATTACGACAGACGATCGAAAAATTCTCTGTCGGATGTATGGATCTGATTATGGAAAGGGTGGAAAGTATGAACATGGATATGCTTTCATGTCTGAATACTGGAAAGAAATGGGATTTGAATATATCAAACTTGATGAGGTATGCAGGCAGAATGATGAGGGATTTAAGTATGTGCTGAATGATATTAAATATGGCAACAATATTAGAAAATCCATTGCATATCTGGAGAACAACGAATCAGACAAAGTTATACCGGAAGCGCCGTTCTTGGTTGGCACTAATGCAGAAGCTGACAGAATTAACAATACTTTCCTTGGCAAGTTGGATAAAAAGACCGAAAAAGTGTTTCATGCAGCAGTTGACGGCGAGCTAACATCTGCCGATATTAAGAACATTGCATTTGCCAGAGAGGACTTAATTCTTAACATCGGTGCAAAAGTGATGATTACAGTCAATGATTTGTCTGGAAACTACGTTAATGGAACGATTGGCATCATTCAGAAAATTGTGGAAAACGGAGAATTTGAAGAATCTTATCTGGTTATCAAGACTGATAAGGGCAAAACAGTTAGCTTATATAGATACAATAAAGACATTGAGAAACAGGTTATTGAGGAATCCGAACAAGAAAAGGATGGTCGGAAGATCGTGAAAGAGAAGATTGTCCGTAAGAAAGTAGGCTCTTTCTCTCAGTTCCCGGTAAAACTTGCCTGGGCAATCAGCATTCATAAATCACAGGGACAGACATTTGAAAAAATCAACATTGACCCTTGCTGTTGGGATCCTGGACAGTTCTATGTGGCTGTTTCCCGGGCTAAATCAGCTAACGGCATACATTTTATCAGACCGATAAAACAGAGCTATATAAAGGCGTTTAGCAAGGATAACGAGCGACTTCTTGAACAGAGTTTTGAGGTAGAAGAAGGTGCGTAAGTATGAGAGTGACGCATGAGCAGATACCGAACACCATAAAGTTTTTACAGATTGACTTTCCGGCACTGGTCCTCCAGACTGCCGGAATTGAGGCAAAAGATGAATACTGGCAGCAGGTAGTTGAACAGATCCATGTTGTATCTGAAAAATATAACAAAAATGGATTTGTAGATCACATGCTTGTTGCTTATTCGAATTATCTTTCCAAGATGTTTAATAAGGCAAAAGAATTGGAAAAGGAGAATCAAAATGCCGTACAACACAAAGAATAGATACGAACAGGGACAGGCTCTCAGAAAAGAAATATATATGTATATCGTCAGTTATATTAAACTGGTTGGATATGCACCGTCGGTCAGCGAGATTTGTGAGAAGGTAGACGCAAGCAGAGCTACCATCTGGAGACATTTAAACCAGCTTATTGATGATGGGTTGCTTAAAACAGCACACCCAAGTACTGATAGAGCCTATGCTCCGACAGGATACGGGTTCGGAAAGGTGAAGAAATGAACAAAATGCGTGAATATGAACGTGGCAGGGAAGATGGTCTTGACCTTGCTAGACGAATCACCAGAGAGGGCGGCCTTGAAGCCCTCGAAAAGGAATGCAGATTCAGGGGAGTAACAGGAATACATACTTCCCTGGCAAGAAAGGACCTGGACAAAGCATCTGAGAAGATCAAGCAGCTTGTATCTGAATGCTGCGTGATCATGGCGATAGCTGTTCTGCATGATGAATTTGGATTTGGTCAGAAAAGATGCCAGAAGTTCATGGCAGGCATGGACAAAGCTTCAGACTATATCGACCAGGGCTTAGCTGAATGGATTGATTATGTGCAGGCTATCAAGGAAGAACTGGGAATTGAATTAAGCTTTTCAGGAGAAATAAAAAGACATGCAGAATAACGGACAGGTAGCATTTGGATAGGAAATCATGGAGGACTGCACAATAGCGTGTCAGTTACTCACATGGGGAAAGTGAGGATGGAAATGAAAAATAATAATTACACTTCATTTTTCAAAATGAAGCCAAAGAAAGTAGAAAGATACATTCGTTGCAGAAAATGTGGTGGAAACATGGAATGGAGCATGGACTTTACACCACAAATCAAATGCCCGAAGTGCGGATATACTGTATATCCAAAACCTTATGAGCCAGATTGTATCAAACTGCCAGAAACATTGGAAGAATATTTTGAATTATATGAGAAAGTGAGGATGAAAAATGTTAATCAGAAGTCAGAATAAGGAAGTTTTAGTTACATTTGAATTTTTACCCGATATCGAAGTTTCGGGTGGAGTAATAAGCGCAAGAAGAGATATGGGATGGTGTTGCTTGCTCGGAGAATATTCCACCAAAGCAAAAGCCATGAAAGTACTGGATATGATTCAGGAAGCTTATAGTGAATATCAAATCATGTTGAATTTCAGTGTAAGTTATCTTCACGAATTTAAAGAAAAAACAGATGGATTTGCTATCTTTCAGATGCCAGAAGATTCGGAGGTGGAAGCATGAGCGGCAAAAGTAAAATTTACAATTACATAAAAAGAACAATAAATCCTTACGGAAGACCTTTCGAGGGAACTGTATATGAGTTCGGGCTTAAAATTATGGATTTCATCGAAAATATAGATGGTGAGAAAGAAAATGGTTGGATTTCGGTCAGTGAGAGACTGCCGGAAGGTGATACGACGGTTCTTGTATCATGCAAGACCAGAAGGGGAACGACATTCGTTCGTACTGGGTATTGTATAGACGGTTCGTGGCATTTAAACTGTGAAGGCGTCACGGCATGGAAGCCACTTCCAGAACCATATAAGGAGGATTAAGCATGGAAATGTCAATTTTCAAAAAAGACGGCAAAATATACACCAGATTCAAGGTCAGATTGAAAGATTTAAAGTCTTGGAAGGCTTGCCTTAAGTTAAAGTATCGCATTAATACTTCTGAGCCGGTCAAGAAAAACAGCAGATACATTTACTTCGAAAAGGAAGGTGACTGGATTAATGGGATATTGTAAATTATACTGCCCGGATGACGAAACAGAGTGCTGTATTTGCTGTACCAAACAGGATTCTTGCCAGTACAGATGCGATGATATGGACAGCTATGAATATGCGGAGGAGTGCGAAGAATATGAAAATTGACGAATTAGGCTTAGCAATAACAACAAGAACATACAACATACTGTTAAGAGCAGGGATTACTACCACTGAGGAAATCAAAGAAAAATCAGATGATGATCTGAAAAGAATCAGAAATATGTCTGAGAAATGTTACAAAGAGATTAAGCAAGCTGTGTACTGTACGGACTGTAAACGCAGTATCTATGGAGAATATCATGATTGTGACGTCAATATGGAAAGTGGCGGAAGATATCTTCGAGGAGATTGCAAGTGCCATTGTAAAGTATTTATGGAGGAATAAAAAAATGCGCTTAATAGATGCGGACGAATTAATTAAATACATTAAAACTTGGGAGATCGGGACAAGCATTAGTTCCGACCAGAAAGAGTTTATTGATTGCGTCAATGAACAGCTGGCAGCTTTTGATGTGGACAAGGTTGTGGAAACACTTATGAACAGGTTTCGTGTTGTTTCCAATGATGAGGACTTGGAATGGAATAGAGCTATAGACTATGCTATTAAAATCGTGAAAGGTGGTGGAGTTGAATGAGTAGCGCAAGTGTAAGATTTGGAACAAAAGCGTATGTATGCGCAAGGTACTTCCTTAGACCGGGAAAGTGCTTCAAATACATCGACCAGCGTGGCGAGGACATCACGGAACACGTCTATGAGGTCATAGCATTATATCCATATTGTGTATTGTTGAGAGATACCAGAAACGGGGTCAGAACTTGCCCGGGGTATAATACTTTAAGCCTGATGCTGAGAGGAAGTGAAGCGAGTGAGTAAATCAGTATTAGTAATAGATACACCAGAGAATTGCTATGATTGCCCGTTCGGAACTTCATACTGCGGCGAACTTGAATATGTGGGTTATTGTGAATTAGCTGACTGTTTAGACTGCGTTGAAATTCTGATAACAGAAGAACATTATGATTACGAAAGCAAATCAAGACCTGATTGGTGTCCATTGAAGCTGTTACCAGAGAAGAAAAGTACAACTGCACCCGTGAGCAATTACGAAGTGCAGAAAAACTTATTTGCCGACGGTTGGAATGCCTGCTTGAGAGAAATTACAAAAACAAGCGATGAAAATGAGCGATAAAAAGCAAGCGATAAGAGGTGAAGTAGATGGAGAGATTAACAGAAAGAGAAAGAAATGTTGATGGTACAGGAGTTGCAAAAGAAGAAATTACGGATGGATTATTAAAACCGTTTGCGGATAAAATTCTTACGAAACTTGCTGTTTATGAAGACTTAGAAGAACAGGGCTTGCTTGTGAGATTACCGTGTAAGGTTGGAGACACGGTTTGGGTGGTAACATCGCCAATTAATGTGTTTGGTTATGATGAATATGATGGAGATGCGGAATATGAAGTATATGAATCTTTTTTATCAAGCGTATCTTATTATGCGTCTGGAGAACAATTCAGAATTTATGCAAAAGTAACGAATAGTTTTATTGCGGCATACTTTAGAGAATGTGATTTTGGAGAATCTATATTCCTCACCCGCGAAGATGCTGAGAAGAAGTTGGAGGAGATGGAGAAATGAATAATAAACCTACACCAGACATAACGCCAAATCTTGCTATATCAGCATACCACGTACTACGGCAATATTGTACTGGACAGCCAGCGGATTGCAAAGGCTGCGGATTCTACGAACACTGTCCAGAATGTTTTCGAGGCATGCCATGTGACTGGAACTTGAATGAAGAAGGTGAAATAAATGAAGTTAAGAAAGGCAACACTGATTGATTACGGAGTACCGCCGGATGATATACCGACATTACAAAGTCACTTGCGGAATCTTAGTGAAAGCGATAAATACAATCTGTTACAGGTATCTATCAAATATGCACCCGGCATTGAATCACAAATCTATGACAGTATCGTGAACAGCATCGGCTATCGGACAATGGAGAAGATCAGGACGGTTCCTGCGACAGAAAATGACTTCTACGGATACAAACGCAAGGTCATGGCGGAATATTATCATTTAGCCAAACTGATTGGTAGACTTTAAAAAACTTAAAAATTTATAAAAGTGGTAGAGAGCTAAATCTCCCCAGTGTGGTATTATATTTATATATAACTGCTATACTGGGGATTTTTTTTGAATTCAGAAAGGATATGATTGGATGTTGATAGGATGGCAAATGAGAAAAATTTAATACCGAATTCTGAACGAACTCCGAGCGAACTCCGAGAAATAACTAAAAAAGGCGGTATTAAGTCGGGAGAAGTACGCCGTCAAAAAAAGACCCTTTCTGAATTAGCAAAAATGATAGCTGAGAATCCCGCCCCGACTGTCGCAAAGAAGAAGCTCACAAAGATGGGAATATCTGATGAGGATGCAAACAACAATGCTTGTATTGTAGCTGCTGTATACGATAAAGCTATCAAAGGAAATATGCAGGCAGTAGACAAATGGGAACAGTTGGTAGCTGTATCAAAATCAGACGAAAGCAAATATGAACTTCCTGCCAGAGTACTTGGTAAGGCATTCGTGGACATTAACCGACAGATTAAGCCCAATATTGAATATGTATTCGAGGGCGGTCGAGGTGGTCTAAAATCCTCATTCGTAGCTTTTAAGATTGTTGAGCTTATCAAGAATAATCCTCAGATGCACGCCTGCATTACAAGACAGGTGGCCGGTACTCTGAAAGATTCTGTATACGCTAACATGAAATGGGCTATCAACGAACTGGGACTGATGGAAGAATTTGAATGCAAGGTTTCGCCACTTGAGATCAAGTATATAAAGACTGGACAGACAATATACTTCCGTGGTCTGGACGATGAAACCAAACTGAAATCCATTAAGCCGGAATTTGGATATATCGGAATCCTCTGGAAGGAAGAAAAAGATCAAATGAAGGGAGATGCTCAGGAACGTTCTGTTAATCAGTCAGTGCTTCGTGGTGGCGATGAATCATATGATTTTTCATCATATAACCCACCAAAATCAAAATCAAACTGGGTAAACAGGATTAAGCTCATACCTAACCCGAAAAGAGTTATTCATCATTCGAGTTATCTGGAAGCCCCGTCGGAGTGGCTCGGACAGAAGTTTATTGACGATGCAGCACATCTGAAAGAAATTAATCCAGAAGCCTATGAACATGAATATCTGGGTGTTCCGAATGGAGACGGTGGAAACGTATTTGAATATCTGGAGATTAGAGATATTACAGATGAAGAAATCAGTCGCATGGACCGTATTTTCGCTGGCGTAGATTATGGATGGTACCCGGACCAGTTCTGCTATCTCCGAACTTATTACGATTCTGCTAGAGAGAAGATATATCTGATTGACGAGCTGTATGTAAATAAATGGAGCAACTCCAAGACCGCTGATTGGATTAAGAAAAAAGGCTATGACGATTATACGATGATATGTGATTCTGCGGAGCCTAAGTCCGTGAATGATTTCCGGGACGCCGGACTTCCTGCCAGAGGAGCAATCAAGGGACCGGGCAGTATCGAGTATGGTTTTAAATTCTTACAAACAAAGACCATAGTCATTGACCCGAAGCGGACACCAAACGCATACAAGGAAATTACGGAATATGAGTACGATCGGGACAAAGAGGGGAATGTAATAAGTGGTTATCCTGACGGAAACGACCATGCAATTTCGGCACTTAGGTATGCTTATGAGCCGTTGTTTAACAGAAGGGGGTACAGCGCATAATGAATAGCAAAGAAATATTCAAATGTTTGGAAATTCTGGACAAATTCCAGTTCTTCCAAGGGCAAAGAGCTGGAAGAGAATTGTGGAATGATAAACCGGCAGAGATACAGGACGAAGATATAAAGAATTTTAATAAAGACATAGAATTTATCAGAAATGTGCTGAAATCAGCTAATTCAGGTGATTAAATGGGACTTATAACAACACTAAAAAGGTGGTTTAACATGATATTCAAAAAACAAGCCGAAGAGGACTTTAACATCCAGGCAGCAGAATTTCCAGAGATGGAATCACTGATTAACCGGTGCGCGAACATTTACAGGGGAGTGCCGGAATGGTTAGATGATAAGAATAATATCAAGACGATTAATTTTGCTAAATCTGTGTGTTCTGAGACTGCCAGACTTGCAACACTGGCGATCGGTATTCAGATCGATGGTTCCGCAAGGGCTACATGGCTACAGGAACAGATTGACAAGGTGTACTTCCAGATTCGGCACTGGGTGGAATATGGATGCGCTTACGGAACGGTGTTCATTAAGCCAAACGGGGAGAGCCTTGACGTATTTACTCCGGCAGATGTGATGATTGTGGATTATGATAATCAGGAAATCAAAGGGATTATATTCAAGGACTCTTATACTGTTGGTAGAAAATACTACACAAGGCTCGAATATCACAGGTTTATTGAGACAACAGTGGACGGAGTGACAACCTATCCGTATTATGTTTCTAATAGAGCCTATGTGTCAAAATCCCCTCAGAGCATTGGCGATAAGATTGACCTTAAACAGACAAAGTGGGCTGACCTAATGGCAGACACTCCGCCGATTCTTAAGGCGAACGGTGAGAAGCTGGACGGGCCTCTGTACGGAGTACTGCGGACACCGCAGGCAAATAACGTGGATATTAGTACGCCACTGGGACTTCCGATATTTGCCGAAGCCATTGAGGAGTTAAAAGACCTCGACATTGCATATAGCAGGAACGCAAAAGAAATTCTTGATTCTAAGCGAACTGTTCTGGCAGATGACAGATTGTTGATGCCGAGTGGCTCACCTGTCTCCGCTATGACACCACAGGCAATGGAACATAGATGCTTAGAAATGAGCTTACCAGATTATGTGAAAAACGTATTCGGGCAGGATAAGAAAGAGTTCTATCAAGAAATCAATCCAATTCTCAACACAGATACCCGTATAAGCGGCATAAATGCCCTTTTAAGCCAGTTAGGGTACAAGATTGGATTCTCCAACGGGTACTTCGTTTTTAACGAATCTAGCGGCATTCAGACAGCTACAGGAGTGGAAGCAGAACAGCAGAGGACAGTGCAGTTTATCAAAGACGTTCGAGATAAACTGGAATCCTGTTTGAACGAAGTTATTTACGCATTGAACGTTTACGCTGATTTGTACGGGCTTGCACCGGTTGGGGCTTATGAAGTCAATTATGATTTCGGAGACATTCTGTATGTGCGTGAAAACGACCGTGCTAGATGGTGGCAGTATGTGACCACTGGCAAGGTTCCGGCATGGATGTACTTCGTGAAGTTTGAAGGAATGACGGAATCTGAAGCAAAGGCAATGGTCAAAGAAGCTCAGCCAGACGAGCCAGCACTATTCGGAGAGGAGTAAAAAAAGATGGCAGATAAACCAGTAACAAGGGAAGAAAAGTATCTTGCGTACTTGACAGGTGATTACACAGGTGAAATTCCAAAACCGATCACGCGAAAAGAGAAGTATCTGTATAAACTCTGTATAGACGGAATCGGAACCAGTAAAGAAGCTATAGCAGAAGCAGTCCAGACATACCTGTCCGATAAGGGCATTGGGCTTGATATTGACGCAGATGGGTATGTGAGTTTGAAAGCAACGGAGGGAAATAATAATGGCTGATACATTCAAGGGAATAATCACAGCAGATGGAAAAAAAAGAACGTTTGCAAGAGAAGGAATTACGCCGGAATACGTATCAGATAAAACCCTATCCGTAGACGGTGGATTTGCTGATGCGAAAGCAACTGGTGACGCAGTTAAGTCGCTAAAGGAAGATTTAACTGAATTAGGCAATAAAATATTATATGAAGAATACGCTGATTTGTTACATGGGAAAGAACCAAAAGAAAACTGGTATATAGACTCATCAAATGGAACTGGGAGAACATTGGCACAATTTTTTTCTTATATAGATATTGATGTGTCTGAATATATAGGGAAAAAATTATATCCATATACATCACATAAGGGTACAAATGTTTATCACTCATCGAGGAGTGTTGTTTTTTATGATGAAAGCGGCACATTTATTTCAGGAACTGGTATTAGCAGTGGTAATCCAATCAACGGAATTGAAGTTCCTGAAAAATCAAAGACAGTATCAGTATGTTTTAATTACGACAGTGATGATAACCAACCAATTAAACCACAAGTTTATTATCTAGCAATTAATAGGGAAAACAAAAATAAGCTGATGCTTAAAAAAGATGTTTTGATAGATTATGAACAAATTCAAAACAAACCTATCATCCCAACAAAAATAAGCGAACTTGAAAATGATATTGTAAATGATGTTCAAACGATACGAAAGCCAACTATTTCATTTATTTTTGATGATGGATTACCGAGTACATCAGATTTGGTCTCATTATTTGATTCATATGGATGGAAATGTGGCTTTGCTATATTAGCAAATTCAAATCTTCCAAATATCAAAGATAATTTCTTATCATATCAATCTAAAGGTTATGAGATACTATCCCATAGTACCGATGGAGTAGCTATGCAAGATGATTCTTTAACGATTGATGATGTGGAAACAAAAATGAAAAAGTCAAAAGAAATCTTGATAAACAATGGATTTAGTATAACTGGATGGGTTACACCAAGTACTTGGTTAAACAATAAATATTTTGATAATTTGTGTAAATATTACGAATATGGTTTTGGTCATTTAGATACCAATCAAGTTGTTAAGCATCATGTATTTTGGGGTAATGATATCCGCCAACTCGAAAGATGGTCTTTGCAATCAAAAACATTAGAGCAAACAAAAACTGAAATAGACTCAACTATTAATGAATGTGGATATTTATGTTTTTATGCTCATGCATATCCGTCAACCGTAAATGATAATTTTACAATTGAAAATATGAAAATCATCATGGACTATATCAAAAAATATATAGATAACGGAAAGGTACAAGTTTTGACTCCAAGATGTGCAATAAATGATTATTACACGGTAAGACATAGTGATTTGCTTGATTTATATAAAAAAGTAATTAACTAAAGAGGGCTTTAATTAACCATCAAAAGGGCCCAAACATGTACCACGACTTTTATCGAAAGAGGTGATATATTATGCTTAGTCCAGAATATTTACGGCAAATTACAGAGGGCAGTGAACAGATTGCAGAAGAACTGCATCAGTATATCATCTCTGAAATCGTGTCGCGAATGATGGCAAGAATTGGCAGAGGTGAAGATTATATTCTGACCAATGCCGATGCGTGGAGAATCAGAACGCTACAGGAATCTGGTGAACTGTTAGAGGACATTCTGGCAGAATTATCCAAATACACCAAACGCGAGCAACAGGAACTTCTTGAAGCGTTTGAAGATGCCGGAATCACTGCAATGAACTATGATGATAAGGTATATAAGGCGGCAGGATTAAGCCCCGTACCGCTCGAACAATCTCCAGCTATGATAAGGCTCATGGAACGAAATATGCTTGCAACTATGGGCGAGTGGAAGAACTTCACACGGACAACTGCAAGTGCCGCTCAAAGGCTCTATATTGAGCAGTGCGACCTTGCGTACAATCATGTGATGACTGGGGCAGTTGGATATACGCAAGCGATTAGAGAAGCAGTTAACAATGTTGTAAGCAATGGCGTTACGGTAACATATCCATCTGGCAGAAAAGACACGATTGAAACAGCAGTTGCACGTTCTGTCAGAACTGGCGTGGCACAGGCTACGGGAGATATATCTCTCAAACGCATGGAAGAAATGGACTGGGATTTAGTTCTGGTCAGTGCACACATAGGAGCCAGAACAGGTGACGGCGGCGAGAATCCGGGAAATCACTCGTTTTGGCAAGGCAAGATATACTCTCGTTCTGGCAAGAGTAAGAAATTTCCACCATTCTCATTGACTGGATATGGAACGGCAAGCGGACTGTCAGGAGTTAACTGTCGGCATAGCTTTGGAGCAAGTGACGGGGAATTTAATCCTTATGCAGAACTATCAGCACAGGATAAAGCCGACAAAGGTAAACAGTACGAAAAGGAACAGCGACAACGTACTTACGAGCGAAGAATCCGCAAGACGAAACGTGAAGTCCTTGGAATGCAATCGGCGGTTGATAACTGCAAGGATGAACAGGCAAAATTCGCATTACAGCAAGATCTTGACCGGAAGTCTTATCTTTTGCAGAAACAAAATGCTACATACAAAGATTACTGCAAGCGGAACGACCTGAGAGAACTGCAAGACCGGCTCATGATCGCTAAGTGGAACCGCCAGAACGCCGCAAAAGCCAGAAGGGCAGCAAAAAGATATAAAACAGCAAAGGGGATTGACTGATGGACAGATGGGAATATTACAATCCGAATCCTGCTGGGAATCGAGTCGGAGATTGCGTTGTCCGGGCAATATGCAAAGCAACTGGCTTCGACTGGGAAACGGTATTCGCCGGATTAATGATACAGGCATGCGCTCTGTCAGATATGCCATCAGCTAATTACGTTTGGGGAGCGTACCTCTACAAACATGGGTACAGACGCAAACTGATTGAACAATCAGAGCGATATATCTATACAGTCAACGACTTTTGCACAGATCATCCAACAGGTACATACATCCTCTGCATAGATGGTCATGTGGTGACAGTACAAGATGGCGAATATTTCGATACATGGGATTCCGGAAATGAAGTCCCGGTATATTACTGGGAAAAGGAGTAGCTAAATGGGCATATCAGAATTTGTACAGATTTTTCTCTCTATCTGCGGAGGGGTGTCTATTGTCGGAGGGGCGGCAGCCGTAATTTTTAAGTGGATTACACCGGCATTTCGACTCAACAAGCGAGTAGAGACACTGGAAGAACATGATAGACGAGATTATGAAAGCCTTCGGAGAATCGCAGAACGAGATTCATTAATTCTGGAAGTGTTATCAACCATGCTGGATAGTCAGATTAGTGGGAATAATGTAGAAGAATTAAAAAAAACAAAACAGAAGCTTACAAATTATCTTGCACAGAATCAGCGTTAGCATTAGTAAGGGGTATGCTCATGAAATTATATGTGTTCACGAAAAAAAGATATAGACAGGTTCTTGACAGAGTGTAATTTCACACCAGACGAAGAAAGACTGTTTCGGATGAGATGCCAGGAGCGCACTCTTGAATACTGTGCCGAACAGATGAATGTGAGTATATCCACGGCGAAACGATTGAGCCGGAGAGTAAACAATAAAATAATTAAAGTGTGTTAAGGAAACGATAAAAGCCCCCGGGAATATCTCCTAGGGGCTTATTTATTTATGCTCGCGCATATGAAATAAAATTTTGTTCGGCGGTTTCGTCAACGAGTTCCACCGGGATTCTCACCCAGTTTTCATCCAGAGAACTTATAAAATTCTCTTTCTGGGCCTCTGTGCCGCACAACCAATCTGCTGTAACTTTGGCACATCCGAAGTTTTCGGAATTGCTCCGCGCCACCTGTTTTAATTCAAATTTTTTCATCTTTTTTCCTCCTTGACTTGTAAGTTTTTAGCAGTTTTATTTTGAATCTTCCAAGACAGCTCGCTCTAACAGCTGTCTCACATAATCCGGGCATTTACTCTTTCCGGACTCCCAGTTCTCGAGCGTTCTAATCGGTATGTTGTACCTCCTTGAGAATTCTGCTCGTGATACTTTTAGATGTCCACGCATTTCCATAGTGGACATATTTTCTTTTTGCTTCAGATCATCTTCCATAGATCCTTTTGTTTTGTAAGACATGAATCCTACCGCGGATGGGAAAATACGGGTGTAAGTGGTTTTGCTTTCGTCAATCCATTTAATGCTCACATATACTTTTGCACATAAATATGGCCATTCCGGACTTAATATAGTACCGTCCGCATATACACAAACATCGCATTCTTCAGCGATAGAATTATCATATATGATACGATCGACTTCTTCTTTAAAGAATTTCGCACGGCAATAGGCCACGATGTCGTCTAACTGGTATCCGTCGCATTCAGGTATAAAACTTTTGATCTGTTTTCGCTTGATCTCCCATAGATTCGTGCTATAATCTTTATCCATTTTAACGAGGCTGTCGACAAACCCGCCGATAGGAGAGGGATTTAAGATTTTGTAAGCTACATCAAGTTCGGCGTCAGATTTTCCACAGCCTTTCTTGAAATCATGCATTAATTCATCCATCATGGATTCAAATTCAGATTGATTATATTTATACATACATTTCGTCCCCCCCCTTTCTATCAATGTTCTTTGACATATTTATGTATACGCTCATATAAATTCATTTCATTTCGGTTCGCCATTAATTCGCTTAAATCGCTTGAATCATAATTTGTAGAATATACGGCATAACTGCGATTTTCGATAAACCATGAAGCTTCTTTGATGTTGCTAAGAATCTCCATGTCTTTAGTTCTTTTTTCTGCGCGAGCAGGTCTGTCTTCAGCTTCGTATTTTCTAACGAGAGCAGACAGATATGAAATCATGTTTTTTCTTATATCTTCAGCCCATGCAATCTGCTTTGGACTTCCGACGAGTTCAACTAATTTTTGTTCCATTGTTTTCGCTTCCTCCCATGCTTTCTTAAGACCGGAGGAAATTGTCATTGCAGATTTCTTAACCAGTTCCCATGCTCTTTTCATGATTTTTGATAAGTTGTATTTCTTCATTTCTGTTTCCTCCGTTCCTTTGATGATTATATAATACCACCAATTTGGTGGTGTGTCAATACTTTTTCGATACTTTTTTGAACTTTTTAGATTGATACATCTATGCAAAAATATAATTAGAAAGGCGGTGCATAAGATGGCATTATATAACAATCCTTATCAATATAGTTTTGGCGTTCCGGGGCAAATGAATCAATTTCAGCAACAGCCTGTCCAGATGCCAGTTCAACCAGCGCAACAACCGCAACAGAATAGCAATGGCATCCTGTGGGTATCCGGCGAAGTAGGTGCGAAATCCTATCTGGTAGCACCCGGGACAAGTGTTTTATTAATGGACAGTGAAAGTGAAAAGTTCTACATAAAATCCACTGACGTTTCTGGTATGCCACAACCATTACGGACGTTTGAGTACCACGAAATAGGCACTCAGATGCCGCCTAAACAACCTGCTCAGAACATGGACAGTAAATATGTCACCAGACAGGAATACGACGATTTAAAGGGTAAATACGAAGCTATCATAAACCGATTAAATTCTTTTTCTGAACCTGTTAGGGCTAATACCGTGCAGGAATCAGCAGTCAAGGGAGGAAACGCAGATGAGTAATCCATTATTCAATGCCCTCGGTGGTGGGATGCCACAGGGAAACGGGCCAATGCAGATGATGCAGCAGTTTATGCAGTTTAAACAGAATTTTAAGGGAGACCCGAAAGCAGAAGTTGAGAAAATGTTGCAGTCTGGAAAGATTTCTCAGCAGCAGCTTAATCAGGTTCAGCAGATGGCAGGACAGTTTCAACACATGTTGAAAGGAATGAAATAGTACATTACAATCTGGCCAGATTGATGTAAATACACAAAAAAGGAGATTATATTATGGATGGAAATTATAGCTTAGCAGATATCGCCGCCGCTACTGGAAACGGTAGAAATAATGACGGCATGTTTGGCGGAGATGGTAGCTGGTGGATTATTGTTTTATTCATTTTTGCTTTCTTCGGATGGGGAAACAACGGCTGGGGCAATAATGGCAACGGCGGCGGATATGCAGCCACAGCAGCTACCCAGGCAGACATTCAGAGAGGATTCGATAACTCCGCAGTAATCAGCAAACTTGACGGAATCAACAGTGGCCTGTGCGATGGCTTTTATGCCATGAATAACGGTATGCTTACTGGATTCAATGGAATCAACACCAACATCATGCAGACCGGCTTCGGAATCCAGCAGGCTATTAATGCCGATACTGTGGCTAATATGCAGAATACCAATGCTTTACAGGCACAGCTTGCGAACTGTTGCTGCGAAACCAGAGAAGCAATTCAGGGCGTAAATTACAATATGGCACAGAATACCTGCGCATTGCAGAACACAATGAACAGTAACACAAGAGACATTATTGACAGTCAGAATGCAGGAACAAGAGCCATTCTTGACTATCTTTGCAATGAAAAGATTTCTAGTCTGCAGGCTGAGAATAATGATCTCAGACGTGCTGCATCTCAGGATCGCCAGAGCGCACTTCTCACAACTGCAATGGCTTCTCAGACACAGCAGCTCATTAATGCAATCAATCCAGCACCGATTCCGGCATATCAGGTTCCTAACCCGAACACATATTACGGATGTGGATGCGGATGCAACACCGGATGCAATTGCTGATAACTTCATATCGAGAGTATCTTTCGATTGATTTCGGATGTCGGCTTATGCCGTTATTACACAGAGGGGCAGGCTGAGACCTGTCCTTTTGTGATATGAAAGGAGTATTTTTATGGCAGAATTTACAAATGTGGCTGCTCAGACTGTAGCAGCAAATGGAAACGTAGTATTTTCAAATACAGCAGTTAAGGGTTCTAACTGCATTCAGCACAGAGAGGAAAGCGGAATCATCACTCTAAGAGGACTGACTAACCAGTGTAAAGCGAGATTCTTCGTGGATTTTTCTGGTAATATCGCAATTCCAACAGGCGGTACTGTCGGAGCTATTTCTCTGGCAATTGCAATCTCTAGTGAGCCGGTTCTTTCTTCCCAGATGATTTCCACACCGGCAGCAGTAAATCAGTACAATAATGTGTCCTCTGGCATCTATATTGATGTGCCTCGCGGATGCTGCGTTAATATCGCGGTAGAAAACACAAGCGATCAGGCTATTTCTGTTGCGAACGCAAACATTGTCGTAACCAGAGAAGCGTAGGAGGTGTGATTATGAGAGATATTAAAGACTTATGCGCAAGAATCGAAGACGAGCTGTCCAAAATTGCTGATAATGGGCTGACCACTGGGAACTTGGAAATGACATACAAACTGATTGATATGTACAAAGATATCAAGAATACGCAGTACTGGGATAAGAAAGTAGAGTACTACAACACTGTCCTTGATGAGATGCGTGGCGGATACAATGACGATTACAGTGAACGTGGAAGAAAGCGTGACAGCACGGGGAGATACAGCTCAAATGATGGCAGAATGATGCCGGATTACGACAGGGGTAATTCTTATGCCAGAAGGGGTGAACATTATGTCAGAGGGCATTACAGCCGCTCTGATGGGCGAGATGCTTATGACGACTATATGACACAGAAACAGAGCTATCGTTCCGGCAAGTCTGAAGACTGCAAAAGAAAGATGCTCGCCGCATTGGAAGAACATCTGGACGAACTTACAACAGAAATGAGTGATATGTCCAAGGATGCAGAGTGCCGGGAAGAACGTGATCTTGTCAAGAGATACGTAGAAAAACTCCGTGATATGCTCTAAAAACACAAAAGTGGTAGAGAGGTAGTTAAAAGAAATCTGTTATAATGTAATTGTGCAGCAGGAAGCACAAGTAAAACGGTTGTTTTTGACATTTTCGTTTTAATCCTCCTTCCTTTAATTTAGTAGCTGGTACGCACGCTTTAACGGAAAGTTGAACAGGTTCGAATCCTGTCGTGCGTATTTGCCATCTGGCACGCAAGATGGCTCACCTCCTTGATTAAGGTTTTTGTTATTCATACTTTTCTTTTAAAAAAGAAATAAATATCCGAAACAACTCGTGGCAGGCATGACACGTTAAACACCTTGCTAACCCGGGAATCCGGGTTATGTGGAATGTACGCTAGTGGAAAACTGACAGAGTCGCACTCTGGTCTCCGGTTCGATTCCGGGCGCTCCGCTTTAATCCGCTTAGAGTTAAGCTGTTTGTATACAGGTGGTCTATGTCTCAGGTGGATTTACGCTATAGCGAAAGAAGTGAAATTCACCCCAGTTTCTTTTTAGAGGGTTGGCCGTTATAGGCGACATGGAATGTAGCTCAGTGGTAGATCGCACTGTAAATGTGAGGTCGCAGGTTCGATTCCTGCCTTTCCGATTACCTTGCCAGTGGTCTAACTGGCTTAATCCATTTACCTGCGGCGGCAGGTCAATAAACACGACCAGGAGGATGTTATGCAGAAACTTATTGACACTTTAAAATCATTTGGAATTGAAATCCCGGAGGATAAACAGGCAGATGTAAAGAAAGCACTCTCTGAGAATTACAAGAATGCAAAGGAAGTTGCAAAAACTCTGTCAAAAGTCGAGGGAGAACGTGATGACTGGAAAGTACGTGCTGAGACAGCAGAAGAAACCTTAAAAAGTTTTGACGGTATCGACCCGGCAAATATTAAAAGCGAGTTAGAGACTTGGAAACAGAAAGCGGCAGATGCAGAGAAAGAATTCAATGCAAAAATCTACGACCGTGATTTCTCGGATGCTCTGAAAGTGGCACTCGATGACGTTAAGTTTTCCAGCGAAGCGGCAAAGAAATCAGTCATGGCAGACATCAAAGAAGCAGGATTAAAGCTGAAAGACGGCAAAATTCTCGGATTAAATGATCTGATTGAGCAGATGAAACAGTCTGATGCATCCGCTTTTGTGGACGAATCTCAGCAGCAGGCTCAGCAGAACCAGGCAAGATTTACCACTCACGTTGGACAGCAGCAGACACCGGGAAGTATGACCAAAAAAGATATCGAAGCGATCAAAGACCCGTCCGAGAGACAGGCTGCAATTGCTCAGAATATCCAGTTATTCCAGTGATTTTTACACCGACTATACACCAGAGTATAGCCGCTAACCCAATACCTTAACAATTATGGGTAGAAAGGATTTTTTATGCCAGCAAAAACAAATCTTATTATGACTAATGATATCCAGGTAACGGCACGTGAGATTGATTTTGTTACCAGATTCGAAAGAAACTGGGAACACTTGCGTGAGATTCTGGGTATCATGAGACCTATCAAAAAGCAGCCGGGTGCTGTACTCAAGTCCAAATACGCAGAGGGTACTTTACAGCGTGGAAATGTTGGTGAGGGTGAGGAAATCCCTTACAGCAAGTTTACCGTAAAAGAAAAGACCTATGCGGAAATGACTATCGAAAAGTACGCAAAGGCTGTATCTATCGAAGCAATCAAGGACCACGGTTATGAGAACGCCGTTCAGATGACTGATGATGAATTCCTTTTCCAGCTTCAGACTGATGTTACCGGCAGATTTTACGACTATCTGAAAACCGGTACACTTACTTCCACAGAAACTACATTCCAGATGGCTCTGGCAATGGCTAAGGGTCGAGTAGAAAACAAATTCAAGCAGATGCACAGAAATGTGACTGGTGTTGTTGGATTTGTGAATATTCTGGACGTATATGAATATCTCGGAGCAGCTGAGATTACTATTCAGAACCAGTTCGGATTCCAGTATATGAAGGATTTTATGGGATTCAACACAATCTTTTTACTGTCTGACAGCGAAATCCCGAGAGGACAGGTTATTGCTACTCCTGTTGAGAACATTGTCCTGTACTATGTAGACCCGAACGAATCTGACTTCGCAAGAGCAGGACTTGTATACACCGTATCTGGTGAGACAAACCTGATCGGATTCCACACTCAGGGCAACTATCACACAGCAGTGTCCGAAGCGTTCGCAGTTATGGGACTTACTCTTTTTGCGGAGTACATTGACGCAATCGCAGTAATCACCATTGATGAGACACCAACACTTGGTACTCTGACAGTAACATCTGCGGCAGGAACAGTAACTGGTGATACAAAAATCACTGTAAATCCGGCTAAGGAAAACTCCAACAACGTATACAAATACAAAGTTGCAACAGACGCAGTAACTGTTGGATATGGACAGAACCTCAGGAACTGGACTTCTTGGGACGGAAAAGCTGACATCAAGGCGGCAACCGGACAGAAGATCACAGTAGTTGAGTGCGATGGAACATACAAGGCACTGAATGCCGGAAGTGCGAGCGTAACAGCAAAATCATAAACACAGGAGGTAACTGGCATGGCTTACGCAGATTATAAATTCTATACAGAATCATTCGGCAATGTCGTGCCAGAAGCTGACTTTCCACGACTGGCAGAAAGAGCCAGTGATTTTGTGGACACAATGACGTTTGATAGACTGGTGGATGGGCTGCCAACAAATGAACGCTCACAGAAGCGCATCAAAAAGGCAGTTTGTTCATTAGCTGAATTAATGTATCAGATTGAACTTGCTGAGAAGAACGCAATCAATCAGGCTTCGACAAATCTTACCGACACAAATGTCGGGAACATCAAAGCCGGTGCAGTAACCTCTGTATCCTCCGGCAGTGAATCCATTTCCTACGCCACACCTCAGCAGATTGGAGCGAGTGCAAAGGAATGGAGTGCGGTATATGCCGCCGCCGGAGATGCACAGAAAACGAACGACTTGCTTCTTAAGACAGCTTTGCCGCTTCTGATGGGAGTAAGGACGGATGATGGAATACCAATATTGTATGCAGGAGTGTGATAGAAATGATGGAATTAAAACAGACTGTTGAAATGATGAATAGTGCAGATTACAAGGAACGCTTTAAGGCAGAGTATATGCAGGTGGTTATTCGATATAAGAAACTTGCGAATATGCTTGAAAAATGGGATAAAGGAGAACTCCCATTTACTCCTACTTGTCCGAGAAGTACTTACAATATGCAGGTAAGAGCAATGACGGATTATATTGCAGTTCTGGAAGCAAGGGCAGTTATGGAAAATGTGAATCTGGAGGACTAAGCTATGGACATTTCAACATTAGGCTCATGTATAGCAATCGTTATGATTTGCTACATCGTAGGAATGGGCTGTAAAGCATCAAAAAGAATCTCTGATGAATGGATTCCAGTGATCATGGCGGTTATTGGTGGCATTCTCGGAGCTGTCGGGATGGGAGTTATCCCGGACTTCCCGGCAACGGATTATATCACAGCGGTTGCGGTCGGTATGTTTAACGGATTATCGGCTACTGGCGTGAATCAGATTATTAAGCAGACAACGCAGAAAGAATAATATTAAGGAGAGGGTATCATGTACGAAAAAACGGTGACGATTTTTGACTATTACGAATCAGCCACGACAGGAGATGCGTACTGGTATCCTCACGTGCTATCCGGCGTTGATCTCATTACGGACAAGGGAGCAATCCTTAAAAAGTACGGACCAGACGCAACTGACAACGCACAGTTGCACGTTCGTTATGCTGTTCAGAACGGTGATATAACCATTACCGATAAAGATGGCAAGATTCTCCCATGGGTGCCTTCGAAGGAGTGGAAAAGGCAGATTAACAATGCTCTGGAAGATACTATCACATTCTCGGACGAATCATTCTTTTGGGAGGGTGAATGGACTGGTGGAGCAGTAACTGATGGTGATTATCGAAACGGATTCTACCAGTACATGAACGAGAACAAGGATAACGTGTTTAAGGTTACCAGTGTAGGCGGTCCGTACACACTGATTCCACACTTTGAGATTTTGGGTAAGTGATATGAGTAAAATTCATCATTTCAAAGGATTCTCCATAGTCGATGGAGATATGAAAATCAAACTGAATATGGACAGGTTCTCAAGGCAGTATCAAGAAGCCCAGTATCTCCTTGATGGAATGGTTATGGACAGTATGGTGCCGTTTATGCCGATGATTACAGGGGACTTTATCAACCGAACAAGAGTTGAGAGTACATCCTTACAAGGAACTGGGAAAGTATGCGCGGCGGCGGCTCCTTATGGACGTTTTCTGTACGAGGGGAAAGGAATGGTTGATGAAGCAACTGGAAGTCCCTACGCAAGACGTGGAGCAAAGAAAGTTCTCGTTAGTCAGTTTTCTGGTCGGACAGCCGCAAAGGAAAATCTTGAATACACCAAACAGGCTCACCCACGGGCACAGGCAAAGTGGTTTGATGCCGCTAAACGGCAATATGGTGACACATGGGTTCGCAAAGTAAAAGCACAGGCAGGAGGTGGCAGACATGGCGGATAAACCTATCGGTAAAGATGCAACTGGATATGAGATTCTGACAGATGCCATGAAAGCACTTCTGAACCAGTATCCAGGGCTATATGAAAATGAAACAATCAAATTTGAGGAACTTGGCAAGGAATCAGGAATTGCGTTCTCGGCAGATAACGGTGCCTTGATTTATTCAGAAAAAGAAGACGTTTGCGGAACAATGCATCAGGTATGCCAGTACCCATTTTATGTAGTATACCGTACAGCATCCGACAAGGAACGACAGAAGCTATCTGTTCAGAAGTTTCTTGACAATCTCGGTAAATGGATATGCCGGGAACCAGTTATTATAAATGGCTCTGAGACACACTTAAATGCGTTTCCAGAGCTTTCGCAGGGGCGAGTGATAAAACGTATCACCCGTGATAACTCCTATGGTTTAGAGCCACAGGAGAACGGCGTACAGGATTGGTTATTGCCATTGTCAGTACGCTACGAAAACACTTATGAAGTAATATAACAAGTAACAACCGGCTATCAATAGGAGATAGTCGCTAACCTACACAGCCTTTTAAAGTTATAGGCAGAAAGGACATTTCTATGCCAGTTGCAGGAAAAATTGACCGTAAATATATGG